GCTGACTTAGGGGTCGCTGCGTTGGGATTGAAGCTCCAAATGTCACGGTCCGTACCAGCTTGACCGATGTAGATACCTTTTTGAATCTGTGATACCCACAGGCACAGGTCGTAGTGATGTCGCGCACCAGGCCCCCAAATAGGATCTTGATCCCCGCCCTGACCTGGGTTTTGCAGTGCTGGAGGGTCGTACATCCTGATCGCTGCGGGAGGATCAGTAACCCGGACACGATATGCCTCACTGCCGTTGTAAGCGGCGTGTCCACCACAGAACCCGACGATGAAACTCTTGCCGTCCCAGACCCCGCTGGCCCAGACTGTCACACACGCCTTAGAGCCTTCGTTCTGCCAGATCCGTGAATCAATGGCGTTTGCCTGCGCCAATGTAAGCAAAACTGGGTCGAGCGTTGTCCCAGGAAGTTGAGCCCAGCCGCCGGTCGTGGCGTTGATCGAATCAACGACACCCTGCAGCGTGTTGTAGGTCGGTGCCCCGGGCGTCGCGCCATCGGCCCAATTCCCGTTGCCACCGAGCCAGACAGTCCCATCGGCAGGCAGTACCCGCAGGGTGAATGGATTGGACAGTGATTCGTAAAACGCCATCAGGCAATAACCTTGAAGTCACGCTCGAAATCAACTCCCGAAACGGTGACTTTCATCTCCCAGCCGTTCTCGTTACGGGTCAAAATCCAATCACCTTTCCTAAAGTGCTTCTTTCTACCGCTGCAAAAGCACACACCATCCTGTGTTGCCTGTACTGCGAACCATTCAAGTCCATCGTACAAAACCCTCATACGGGGTCTGCGATGTCGTCCGTTGAGACGATGATCTCGTCATACCAAATCGAGTATTCTGGATGCGTGTGCGCGCCTTGGTAGTAGGTATCGAGCCAGAGCTTGCCGTACTTGCGTCGCGCGCCGAACTCCCCGCCCCCAGTGCCCTTGAGGCTGAAGATGAAATCTATGACTGGTTCACTAGCTTGTCCCTGACGCCCGATCCACAGTCGAATGCGGCTATTGATCCAACCCCAGATGTTCCCACTGATCTGCCCCCACGCACCGAGCGTAATAGCGACCTTGAACATCATCCATTCATTTGCAAAGTACCCGAAGCAGTTACCTACATAGGGTGTTTGATTTTGGTCAAGCCTGCTGACGTATGAACCACCCACATAACGGGTGCAGTACTTGTTCTCTCCAGGGATGGTTCGTGAATTCTGAATGTTGAAGTTCGACGCATTCCAGGGCGTTGAAATCCCACTCTCGAACGGAGTGAAGTACCCGCAAGCGTGATACATGGTCGGCAATGGCTGATTGACGAAATGCTGAATCACAACCTCGGTCAGATCACACGAGGAAGGATTACCTATCGCCGGGCTATCCCCAGCGATGATGTGGCACTGCTTGAAGCCCTCATTGTTCGGGAACGGCGATACTTGCCCAACATAGGCAATAGCATTGCCATCGAACCATTGTCGCCATTGAATAAAGAATTCATCTCCCTCATCGAACAATACTGAAGCATCATCGGAGAAGTTGACCCACCAGTCGCCGGACATCGTTCCGGCTGTGTTTTCCGGTACGCTGAATTTGAGTGACCCGCTGCCATCTGCGCTTGCCGATTTCGTGAGGTCTATAACCGGGCTATAGCCATCGATGTCCTGAATGCAGCCCTTCACCGGCCCTGGGTAGTTGACGCTCGTGATGTCTATTGTCCCAAGGTCGGGGGCTTCCATCCCAACCCAACGAACAACGCCCGGCTGTGAGCGACGTGTAACGAAGTCCTGGAAGCCGGTAGCTACCCCGGCACTCCCATAAACCTGATGTGCGAACGTATCCCCTATAGGGGTTGCTATATCGGCGCTGAGCGTTCCATCAGCCGCCAATACCGCCCCGGACGGCAATCCAGGCCCAGGGATGTAGATAGCGCTGAACGGTGTCTCGCCAGTGGTGTCCGTCAGGTAAGTAGAGCTGGCGAGGTTGACGCTCCCGCCCTGCACCACGCTGATGATCTGGTTGGGCGTAATCACCCATTGGAAAACTGCTGCGGCACTGACTGTGATCGTGACGAAACCGCTATTGACTGGGAGTCCTGGAGTCTGAGCGCTCCATCTCCACCCGGAAAGACTTGCGGCGCTTCCTACACCGTCGTATTCGATCCGATCCAGGCTGTCATTCCAGATTACTCCGTTTGAACTGGTGCCGGATATCCGCGTGATGACCGTGATACCAGGTACGTAGCCGTTTACGTACTGGCTTAATTCAACGAATGCACTCTGACCTATCGTGAATTGCGGACCCGGAATAGCGTCCCAGGAGAGAACGATTGACAGACCGGAAATAGACCCACGTCCGGATAAACGGATCCCGTCGGCAATCGGCATTTAAGCGTTCACCACAGCATGCTTGGTCTTGTTCTCCAGCGCCGTCAGAATCTGAAGGTTCGATTCGACGTGCAGGCCGGAGACAGTCTTACCCCTCAAGGGCAGGATGTGGTCAACTTGGTGCTCCACTCCAGTTTCAGCAGTTAAACGACGAGCCTCGATGTAGATTTGAGCTATCGCCTCTTTGTCTGCCCACTTCGGCATCCGAGAACCAATGCGCTTCTGCCGATCAGTAACCTTCTGGATCTCACGATCACGGTTACGGGCGTAGTAGGCCCTTTGCTTTGCTCTTGCCGCCTCAGGATCTTTCCAATACCAGCGCAATGTCTTGGCGCGGTTCTTCTCTGGGTTGCGTTGCTGCCAAGTATCAACGCGCTTCCAGCCTGCGGCTCTACGTCGTTTCTCTCCATCCCTAGTAATGGCATTTTTCCTACCAGGATGGGCCGCGTTGAACCGCGCGATGCGCTCCCTGTTGAGACAGGGCTTGCACTTGTCACGCGGGCCTCGATTTCGGAGAACAACAATCTCTGCACCACAGGAACAAAGCTTGACTGCTTTAACTGTGAAGTTCACGTAAGTCCTTGATATATCTATGCATTCCCGGCCGTGAGTGTGAACGTATTAATCGTAACTACCTGGCCAGAGTTCACGCTCGAATTGTCAAAACTCAAATCCCCTGACCCCTGCCCGCAAGTCCCCTGTACGTGACATGTCCCGGCAGTGGAGTCGTACACCCTGAAATACCCGCAAGTCCCTGTACCCACCGCAGAGACTTGCCACGTATTCTGTTTCGCTTTCGTCCCCCCGGATGCCGCAGCCATCCAGTCGGACGGCAGGGTCATGACGACCAGAGTCGTTCCTGAGTCAATGGTCGCCGGAGAGTTCGGAACTGAGCCGGTCAGGATCTTGAGAATCGTGCCGGTTCCAATGGTGGATTCGACCTGATCGAGCTTGTTGTTTCTGAGGGTGGTGCTGTATTGAATGGTCATCACTTGCTCCAAATAAAAAAGGCCCAGAAGGGCCTTGAGCGGAGAGCGAAGGTCTTACTCTTCTTCGATGTCCGCACCAATTAGGTTGCCGTCCTTATCTCTAAGAACGGTGACTTTTCTTCCTTTGCCGCGCTCCTCAACATCAGCGCCGACAAGGTTCCCTTTCTCGTCACGCTTGACCGTGACACGCTTTTTCCTGGCGTCAGACTTCCTGACCCCGAGCTGCTTTTCAACGTCCAACCGAATCACAGGCGGGATCTGGGGTTGTGAAGCTTGTTGGGTGATGACCTTCATCATGTGGTTCATCGCGTCGGTCTGGGCTTGCTGACTCTGCGCCATCTGCTGTAGGGCTTTCCCGATAGCATCCATGCCATCAGAACCGCCGCTTCCGTTGGTCTTTTTCGATGCAGCGCCCATCGTATCTTGATGTTGGGAATGGGCCATACCCCGGTCCATTGACCCCTGGATGTGTTCATGGATGATGTCCCGCTCTTGAGAGAGTCTCTCCTGCTCGATGTCCGCGCCCTTCAAGAGACGTTCCTGCTGAAGATCTTCCTGGTGCTTCTTGTAATCCACCGCCATCTGTTTTTCTCTTTGTTGGGTGGTCATCTTGGCCTTTTCCATCCCGGCCATGATCTTCATCTCGTCAGGAGATGGTTTTGGTTTTGGAGGAGGTACGGTCGCGGGGTCAGTGAAGAACATCCCGGCCTTTTTTGGAAAGACAACCTTGGAAACCTCTCTAGCAGCTTCGTACATGTTCTTGGGGGTCACCGTCTGACCCATCAACCCCCCAAGCGCCATCTCTTTTTGGATGTTCATGATCATCGAAGCACCGTTGAGGACGGTCTGTTGAGAACCAGTCCCCAGACCGACCGTTACGGTCATATCGAACTTGTTCTTCCAGTCTCTGGGATCAATCTGGACCCAGGTATCCCTGAGTCTTACAACCTGGGGCTTGTTCGAGTGCTTAGAGACTAGTTCCAGGATCTTCCAGAACAAGTCCTTGACGCCGGTCTCGGCGAAAATCCTGGCAATCAAGCCGACCCGCTCTTGAGCGGCGCCACGGACAATCTCAGCTACATGGGCTTTGGCATTCAATAGATTGGGGTCGGACGCGAGAGAAGGAGGAGAAACCCCGATACGGTTATCCATAACCCGATCCCAGTAATCCAGTAACTGAAAGGTCGGGGCTCCGAGAATCGGCGTATCCAGGCGTGTAACAGCGCCAGGGACACGCATACGAACGACGCCGCCAGGACGAGATGTAAGAAGGTCATCAATGTTCACCGCGCCTTCAAGGACCGCATATCGCCCGTTGTTAGCGTTGTAGGCGTTGTCCATCAACTGACGGGTCACGGTGGACTTCGTGAGTTGGATATCCGAGACAACATCGGCTATCGAAAGACCGAAGAGCTTGTGAGGCATCATGATCGGGGTCGCAGAGACGAACGGGATGGTATCCACCTCCTCATTCGCTTCTTTTCCTTCCTTCTCACCCTCTCTCTTGTATTCCTTGAGGAGGGTCTTCCCGACCTTGGTGACCTTCCTTAGCTCAGCTATACCATCATCGTCGTAATCGACTCGGATGTAGGCTTCCGATACCCAGACCTCTCTAGATGGGCCTTCGGTCGAGGTCTCCGTGACCGGCATCTGGTCATCGATGTTCAGCCTCTGCTGTCTCTCCAACGTGAAATCGGCACCTGAGTCGTCTGCAATATCACTGGGAACGTCATAGCCCATCTCACGGAGGGAGGAAATGGACTTCTTTGTACGATGCTCGACAAACCGACTGTTCTTGAGGTCATTCGTCGTGTTTCGCGAGATCAGGATTTCTTCCGGTGGAACGGGCTCGATACAGACTCGGCCCTTTTCCTCGATCCTCTGAAATTTGGCGTCATGGGTCTTCATCGGACCCATTGGCGTATCTATAGTGTTCTCGGTGTGCTCCAGAACCTCCAGCCCCTCTTGCTGAAGGTAAGCAAACTCATCGTCCGTGAGACCCTCATAGGTCTCTTTTTCTGACTCTTCGTATTCCTCCCAATAGACCTTGGTAAACCCGTTCTTCTGAAGGAGGGCATCCTTGAACATGCAGTACAGGACGACGAAGCCGTTATTGAGACGGCTGAAGATGTAGTTTACGTAGTCGGTGGCCTGTTGGGCCGCAGCTTCGTCCTTCGGTGTTTGCGGCTCAAAGCGGACAACATCATCAGCTGACGTGAAAACCGCAAGGAGGGAGGGGAGTAGACCCTCCACCGCATCGAAAACCTCAGTCGTGACGATAGCGGAGCGACCCTCAACCTCGTTTCCATACGGTTCTCCGTAGTAATACTGTAGGGCCTTCCTTCTCTGCTCTGCCAATTCCCCGGACGTGACTCCGATGCTGTCTGCCTCTTCCTTTTCGATGAGGGAGACCAGCTCGTCGGAGTTCATGTATTAGTGGGCCAGACCGTCTCCATCAGACTCTTCTTGCCCATCCTGGCGTTCATGGCCTTGTACTTGTCCTCCAGGGCATGAAGGCGCAATTCAAGGGCTGAGTCGGAGCCGTTTTTAGGAACGTTGACCAGAGCCTCCTCCAAAATTTGGACGCGCTCCATCAGCTCGTTGACCTGGTTCTGCATCGCAATGCTCATACGATTCCCATCTTCGGATATTTGAGTGGTTTGCTGAAATCCTGATTGGTGCTCACCGTCTGCGAATAAAGAGCGGCGTATTGAAGCGCGTCATGGGGATGCGAGTATTCGTTCTTGTCGGGGATGTCCCTGTATTTCTCATACCCGACCACTTGGACCCTACGATAGTTGTACGCCCCGTTGAAACCTTTCCTGATCATCTTGCATCTGGGATGAACCAAAAGCCCACCCTGCCCATCGATCAGCTTTGTCAAATACTTCGCCACCGCGTCACGTCTAGCGGTGAAAGCATTTGAGAAAGCCGGAGCTGCGGGGAACCCACATTTAGCCAGAGCCTGAAAGGAGGTTGTCTCGTCGGTGTCCTTCCGCGAGAGACCCGAGGGGTCAGCAACATTATTGATGGCGTGCTTGGGGTAGTTCAGAGCGAGATGGGGTTTGACCACATCTGTTGCAAACTGCTCTATTCCCATGTCGGTTCCGACAAGTTCATCCACCACGAGGAATTGGCCTCGCGGAGAGACTTGGCAGATAGCACAAGCTGGCGTGAGCCCGTAGTCCCAACCAAGTAGGAGAGTTCCGGGCAGAACATTGAATTCACGGCAGTGCAAGTCATCGTTGTATTCGGGGTAGACTGGTTTCCCGGATTGGACGCTTCCATATTGTCCGAGGAGGAAGACCTTGATCCATTCCTTGTTTTTACCGGCGACCTGTCTTTGGTAGTAGCCATAACCCCCATCAAGATTCGGGATGTTCTCGGCAGTCGGATTCGGTGTGTATTTCCCGTGGTCCTCAGTCAATCCACCGGGCTGTTTGAAGAAGTCCCAACCTTCGGGTTTCGTCTCCTCAGCCAGCTTGTAATACCAGTGGTCATCATCCGGAGGGTTCGTATCCATGATGATCCCCCGCCACGTTGGACCACCGTGCTTGACTGGAGGGTATCTCCCCACCCTTTGGGAGAGCATGTCGAAGGCAGCCTTCGGGATCTCGGAGGACTCGTTGATCCACGCCCCCGTCAATTCAAGTGATCGAAGCTTTCGTACTTCCTCTGGCCGGTCCAAAGGGAAGAACAGAAACTCCGCATCAACCACAGTCTTGTCCGGAAGGGGTAACATCATATGCGCGGAAATAGGACTATCCCACTTCATCTCCGCAAACGGGAACCACTCCTGAAAGGTCTTGATGGTGGTGGTCTTCAGTTCCGGATAGGTGTTCCGGACAATGCCCCACCTGGACCTACGAACCCCATTTCTGGCCTGC